AACGAGGCGCAGGGCGCCGCGGGCGCCTTCGGCGGCATCGGCGTGCGGTGGATCATGGACTACGACTACACGAACACGACCGACCGGTCGCTCGTGAACACGTGGGCCGGCACCGCGACCGTCGTCGACCCGGTCACCCCGTCCGACCCGGAATCGGCGAAGACCCTGCGGCGCGCCGTCAAGATCATCAACGGTTCCTGACGATGGACCCGACGGCCGGCCCCCGCGACCCGCGCAAGATCACTTCCGAGCTTCGCGAGACGCGGGCCGGCCGTCGGGCGCCTGACGCCGACCTCGTGCCGGTCGAGGGCGGCGAGCCGATGCCCGCCGAAGAGCCCGCGCCCGCTGCGCGGCCGATCACGTTCTGAGAGGCCCTCATGCCGTTCACTGATAGCGCGCTCAACGTCGGCGCCGACGCCATCGCTGCCGCCTCCCGATGGGTGTCCGCGCACACGGGCGACCCGAGCACGTCGGGTGCGAACGAGGTCGCGGGAGGCTCGTACGCGCGGCAGCAGACGACATGGCCGAGCGCGTCGAGCGGCGACACGACCGGGTCGCAGGTCGCGATCCCGATTCCGGCCGGCACGACCGTCACGCATTGGGGCCTCTGGTCGGCGTCGACCGGCGGCAGCTTCCGCGGCGGTTTCGCCCTCGGCGCCTCGGAGGTCTTCGGCGCGGCCGGCACCCTCAACCACACTCCGACGCTCGACGCCGACCCGGTCTGATCCGGCGGCCGACGTGGCTACCGAGACGCTCACCTTCCCCGACCCGCCGACCCTCACCAACGGCAACGACGCGAACCAGGATTACGGCCTAGGGCTGCGATTCTCGGTCGACGAAGCGGTGCCGTGCGTCGGCGTGCGATGGGTGCGCACCCCGGACTCGGTAGCGGCGACCCCCAACCTCGGTTCGTGGGTCGCCTCGGTTTGGACGGTCGTCGGCGAAACGCGAATCGCCTTCAAGAACTTCACGCCGACGCCTGCGACCGACAACTTCGACGTGCTCTTCGACGACCCGGTCATGCTCGACCCGTCGCCGACCCTGTACGTCGTGTCGATCTTCTCCCGCGACTACGTCTACCGGGCCTCGGGCGGGATCGAGCTCGTCTCGCCTTCCGGCATGATGCAAGCCGATCAGGGCAAGCTTGCCGCGAGCGGCGACCCGACCACCTTCCCGGCGTCGAATCAGGCATCGTTCTACTTCGTCTCGCCGATCATTGACCTCGGCGGCGACCCGGAAGAGCACGACACGACCGGCACGGGTGCGCTGACGGTCGCCGCCTCGGCGGTTACGGCCGCGGTCAAGCCGACCTCGGGAACGGCCGCCCTGACCGCCACGGCGGCCGGTACGACCGCAACGGGCCGGCTGACGACCGGTACGGCCCCGCTCGCCGCGGGCGCCTCTGCGTCGCTCTCAACGGCCCGGGTGACGGCCGGCCGCGCCGAGCTGCTCGCGGGGGCGTCGGCCGCCCGCTCGTCGGTCCGGGTGACGGCCGGCACGGCGGGCCTGACCTTCGCCGCCGCGGGCGTGCAGGTGCGCGGCGGCGGCGGCCCGCGCCTGACTACCGTTAGCCGGCCGGAACGGCTGACGTCGAGCGCTCGACCTCGTGCGATCTCGACGACGACGAGGGGATGACCATGCGGCAATATCAGCTCGGCGACACCGTCGACCTACGGCACGAGATCCACGACACCGATGACGAGCTCGTCGACGCGACCGCCGTACTGACCGTCATCGCCCCCGACGACTCCGAGGAAACGCCCGCGGTCGTCTCGGCCGGCACGGGCCTACGCGATGCGAGCTTCGCCGTCGACCAGTACGGCCCGTACACCTTCGTGTGGACCGTCACGGGGGCGGTCAGCGACGTCGCCCGCGGACAGTTCTACGTGGCCGACGACGACGACGAGCTGCCGCCCCTGGTCAGCTTCGCGAAGCTGGTCGCGAAGCTCGGATACACGCCGGAAGACGAAGAGGCCGAACGGGCGGGCTCGATCCTGGTCGAGGTGAGCTCGCTCATCCGTGACGTTGCCGGCAAGACTTGGACGAACGAGAGCACAAACGCCCTGCTCCCCGTGCCGTTCCGCGTGCGACAGATCGCGCTCTCTGCGGCTTACCGGGCGTTCACTAATCCCGAGGGCCTCGTGCAGCGCACGATCGGCGACTCGTCGAAGAGCTTCGACCGGGCGAAGCGCGAGGGCGGCGAGGCGGTCTACCTCACGACCGCCGAGGAAAAGGCGATCCAGAAAGCGGCCGGCACGGTCGGCGCCGGCATGGTGTCGGCGACCCTGGTCAGCCCGTACGACGCGGGCAGCCTGGTCGACCCGTATGCCGCGGTGACAGCAGAATGACGATCCCAATCAGCGCTGCTGAGCTGCGCGAAAAGCTGACCGTGTGGCGCCCGACCTCTACCAGCGACGGCCAGGGCGGGACGTCGATCGGCTTCGTGCAGGTCGGCACCGTGCGCGCGAAGGTCAGCCAACCGGCGGCGGCCGAGCAGATCGAGGCACAGCAGGCGGGTACGACGATGACCATGATCGTGCACCTGCGGCCCGACGCCGACGTGCGGCGCGGCGACGAGTTGCGACGGGCGGACGGCGACCACCTGCGCGTGAAGTACACGATCCACCCGAGCGAGCCCGAGTACCTGCGGGCCGACTGCGAGCAGATCCAAAGCGAGGGGCAGCGCGAACTACCATGATCCATCCAATACCTACCAATGAGGTAGGAAATCCTCGAGATTTTCCGCCGACTTGGACCATCCTCGTGCCGACGATCCCGAGCAGGTCGGCGCTCTTCGTGCGGTTGATGGATCGGCTGCTGCCGCAGCTCGACGAGCACGAGGGCCGCGTGACCGTGCTCGCGTGGCGGAACATGGGCCGGCCGCACCTCGGCCCCCTGCGCGACGCGATGCTCGCCGACGCTCCGGGTGAGTACGTCTCATTCATCGACGACGACGACCTCGTGCCCGATTACTACGTCGCCGAGGTCGTCAAGGCGCTCGCCGGCCGGCCGGATCATGTCGGCTTCCTGCTCGAATACACGAGTGAGCAGGAAGGCCACCCGCCCGGGCGCGAGATCGTCGATCACTCGCTGCGTCACGGTCGCTGGCACCGCAACTGCGAAGGGCAGCTAGTTCGCGACTTCACACACATCGACCCGATCCGGCGTGATCTCGCCCTGCACGGGCAATTCGCCCGGGCGAAGAAAGGCCGCGCCGAAGATCGCATGTGGGTTAAGCAGGTCCGCGGTTGGCTCCGGACCGAGGCGTACATCGACAAGATCATGTATCACTACCTCTGGTCGTACGAGGGCTCGTCGTGGGGGCCGGATCGCGTCGTCATGCCCGGCGGCCCGCGGCCGGCTATCGATCACCCGTACTTCGTGTGGCACCCGATGAGCGAAGCGTGAGGCGCGCCGTACGGGTGCCGGCGACGGGCCTCGACATGGCGGCGACCGCGGCGACCTTCGACCGCGAGGAAGGCTTCACGCAGGCGCACGCGGGCCTGCGTGTCTGGAAGACCGTCGACGACATGGCGAGGTATCGCGGGATCATCGAGGCGACGCGGCCCGAGGTGATCGTCGAGACCGGTACGAAGTGGGGCGGTTTCGCGGCGTGGCTCGCCGACACGTTCCCGGTCGAGGTGATCACGGTCGACATCGAGCGGGCCGAGGGCCGGCCGGACACGTGGCCGCGGGTGACCTTCGTCGTCGAGGGCTCGTCGGCCGACGAGGCGGTCGTCGCGGGTGTCCGGCAGCGGGTCGCCGGCCGCCGGACGATGGTCACCCTCGACGCCGACCATCACGCCCCGCACGTACGGCGAGAAATCCTCGCGTACGGCCCGCTCGTCTCCCGCGGTTGTTACCTCGTCGTTGAGGATGGCTTCGCCGACCTCGTCGGGACCAAGCTCGCGCAGCAGGTCGGCCGGCAGATCCCGCGCTGCGGCGGCCCGCTTTGGGCCATCGCACACACGCTGCCCGATAATCCGGATTGGGAGCGCGACGAGGCGATCGAGCATCTCACCCCGGTATCGCACCATCCCGCCGGATGGTGGCGCCGCAGGTGAGCGCCCGAGCGATAGCTAGCAGGTAGGCTGACGGCATGACGAGACCGACGACCGGGCGCATCCTGCGCTACCGGGGCAAGCAGGGCTTCCATGCCGTTCGGGCCGCGATCGTGACGGCCGACGTCGACACCCTCGACCCGCGGGGCGTCGAGGCGGGCGTGATTCCTGCGCTCGATTCCGATCAGCATGTGCATTTGTGGGTCTTCACGCCGGGCGAGGCGGGCGGATTCACCGAGTACAACGTCGGCCCCGGGGCCGGCCCGGGCGAATGGTCGTGGCCTCCCCGTGATTGACCTCGTGACGATCGTTCCGACCCGTTCACGCCCCGAGGCCGTTGAGCGGGTCGTCGAGGCGTGGCAGGCGACCGGGGCCTTCGACGATGGCGCCGAGCTACTCTTCGTCGTCGACCGCGATGACCCGCGGTGCGACGACTACCGGGCCGCCCTGATCACCTGTCGGCCCGGCGTGTCCGCGGCGTACGCCGACGTCTGGCGCCCGCTCGTGCCGAAGCTGAACAGGATCGCGGTCGCCCTCGCGGTCGGCCGTTCCGCGATGCACATCGGCTTTGCCGGCGACGATCACCTGCCGCGCACGAAGGGTTGGGCCGGCCGCTACCTCGCGACCCTGTACTCGCAGATCACGGGCATTGTCTACTGCGACGACGGGTACCAGGGGCAGAACATCCCGACGCAATGGGCGATGTCCGCGGACATCGTGCGCGCCCTCGGCCGGATGGTGCCGGCCCCCGTTGATCACCTCTACTGCGACAACGCCGTGCGCGACCTCGGCCTCGGGGCGGGATGCCTGACCTACCTCGATGACGTGCTGATCGAGCACATGCATCCCGTCGCCGGCAAGGCCCCGGACGACCCGCAGTACCAGCGCGTGAACAGCCGCGAGCAGTACCGCAGCGACCGCCCCGCGTATCGAGGGTGGGCACGCGGGGGCGGGCTCGCCGACGACGTCGCCATCGTGCGAGCACTCATCGACCAGGGAGTACCGGCATGACACAGAAGATCGTCGTTTCCCGGCGGGACGGAATCCTGCGCGCCCCTGACGGCACGCAGTACCGGATCGCCCGCGGCAAGACCCTCGCCGACGCCGAGCATCCCGCGGTCGTCGCCAACCCGGGCGATTGGGTGCCGATGGTCATCACGCTCGCCGTCGACCGACCGGCCGGCGAAGGCGTGCCGCAGGGCAGCGCGGCGGCGGCCGAGATCGACGAGCTCAACGGGCAGGTGACCGAGCTCGAAGAGACGCTCGGCCAGCGCGACGAAGAGCTCGGCCGCCTCGCGCTCGGGCTCGGCGAGCTCGGCATCGAGGTGCCCGACGAGGCCGACCGCACGCCCGGTTGGCTGGTCGACCTCGTGCTCGCCACGCTCGCCGAGCGCGACACGGTCGCCGCCTACGGCAAGGGGCGCGACGACGAAGCCGCGGGGGCCGACCTGCCGGCCGTTGCGGCGTCGCCCCCGTCGGTCGCGCCGCGCACGCCCCGGAAGCGGGCCGTACCGCCGCTCACGACCCGGACGGGCGACGGTGGCTGACGAGGCGGTCGAGCTCACGCCTGAGCCCTCGCCGCGCGCCCGGGCAGTCGAGGCGGCGACGTCCGGCCGGCCCGAGCTCGCGCAGGCTTGGGCGCTGATCTCGATCGCCGACGACGTCGCCGCTCTGCGGCGCGAAGCCGAGTGGCAGCGGCGCCACGGCCCGCGGACGGCGACCCGTGGCTAGGGTCGAGATCAAGGGCCTCGCCGAGCTCGAACGGAAGCTCAAAGCGTTGCCGGAGGTGATCGAGGCGGCGGCCCGCGAGGCGGTCAAAGAAGAGGCGCAAGAGGCGGCGAACGATCTCCGTAGGCTGGCGCCCGTGAAGGATGGCGACCTGCGAAGATCGATTCAGGCCGAGGTCGAGAAACGGGGCCTCGCCGGTATCGCGGCGGTTACTGCCCGGCACGCCGAGTTCGTTGTGCACGGGACCAGCGACACGCCCGCAAACGACTTCGTGACGCCGGTCATCAATCTCGTTCGGCGCCGCTTCGACGACCGCTTCGTCGACAAGCTGAACGCCCGCCTACGGAAGGTGTGACCCATGGCGCTGACGATCAAGAGCCCGCTTAACGCCCTGCAAAAGGCGATCTTCACGAGGCTGACCGGCGATGCCACCTTGACGACCCTGCTCGGCGGGGCGGGCCGGATCGTGGATCAGCCGGCCGAGGGGCAGTCTCTCCCGTACGTCCGGATCGGCGACCACCTGAGCATCCCGGACAACGACCACACGAGCGCGGGCCGCGAGGTGACCGAGACGCTGCACGTGTGGACGCGTAAGCGGGGCAACGTGACCGGGCAGACGATCGCCGGCCGGATCGGCGAGCTGCTCGACCATCAAACGGCCGCTTTGTCCGCCCTGCTCGAAGCCGACGGGCACCGGGTCGTGACGATCCGGCAGGAATTTGACCAGGCGCTTACCGATCCTGACCCCGAGATCAGGCATCATGTACTCAGGTTCCGCGTCGCAACGGCGCAACTGTCCTAGGGAGGCATCACAGTGAGCGGACGCGACGCATTCGGCACCGAGTTCCGGCGGGCGACGACCCTCTCGCCCGGCACGGTCTTCGAGACGATCGCCAACGTCACGAACATCGGCGGCCCGGAGCGCACGCGGGAGACGATCGACGTCACCTCGCACGACTCCCCCGGGCAATGGATGGAATTTATCGGCGGGCTCAAAGATGGTGGCGAGATCAGCCTCGACATCAATTACGACCCGACCGAGCTGACCCACGACATCGACGACGACTTCGACGACGACGTGCCCCGCAATTACCGGATCGTCATGCTGCCCGACACCGAAGACGAGCACACTTGGACGATCAAGGGCATCATGACCAACATCGGGGACGAGTTCCCGTACGACGACAAGATGGGTCGATCGATCACGATCAAAGTGACCGGCAAGCCGACCCTGCTGCCCTCGTCGGGTAGCTAACAACCAAGGGAGAGAGATTCCGCAATGGCATTCCTGACCAGAGACGCAATCGCCGAGGCCGACGACGTCGAGTACGACGTCGTACCCTGCCCGGAGTGGGGCGGCGACGTCCGACTGAAGTCGATTCGCGGCACGCAGCGGGACGCGTACGAGCAGAGCCTCATCGTCGAGAAGAGCGGCTCGCGCTCGATGAATCTGCGCAACGCCCGCGCGAAGCTGATCGTGCTCTGTGCGGTCGACGAGGCGGGTCGCCTGCTCTTCACGGCTGACGACCTGAACATGCTCGGGCGCAAGAACGCGAAGCCGCTCGACCGCCTCTTCGACGCGTGCCGGAAGCTCGCGGGCCTGTCCGACGACGACGTCGACAAGCTGACCGAGGATTTCGGCGCCGCCCGGAGCGACGGCGATACTTCCGACTAGCTCTCGCTCTGGGCTGCACGGTAGGCGAGCTGCTCGCGCGGGTCGACTCGCGCGAGCTGACCGAATGGGAGGCGTACGAGCGGGTCGCCGGCCCGGTCGGAGATGAGCGGCTTGACCACCTCTTCGCGATGCTGCAAGCCACGATCGCGAACGTCAACCGGAGCAAGAAACAGAAAGCGTACGAGCCCGACGGATTCATGCCGAAGTGGGGAGTCGCGAGGCCGAAGACCGGGCCGATGTCCGGGCACGACATGCTCGAAGCCGTGAAGCGGCTCAACCGGAAGATGGGCGGGACGAGTGTCGACGCTAGCTGACCTGCTTATCAAGGTGGGCATCGATCCGAAGGGCGTCGACAAGGGCGCCGCGGGCATGGAATCCAAGCTGAAAAAGACGTGGGGCGGGATCAAGGCGGGCGCGGCGGCCCGAGGGCTCGCCGCGGGGGCCGCCCTCATGGCGGGCATGCAGTCGATGATCGAGTCGAGCAAGCCAACCGCGCTGCTGCAAGCGCAGCTCGGCGCCACGGGCGAGTTTGCCGGCGACGTCGGCGAGGCGGCCGGCAAACTCTACGCCCGGGGCGTAGTCAGCTCGATGGAAGAGGCTACGGGCGCGATCAAGGCCGTATGGCAAAACGGCCTCGTCGACGAAGACGCGACCAATGCCGACATCGAAGCCATCGGCGCGAAGCTGTCTAACCTCGCGATGATCAGCGAAGACGAGGCGGGCAACGTCGCAAATGCCGTGAAGCAAATGATGCGAAACGGCCTCGTCAAGAATGCTCAGGAAGGCTTCGACCTGCTCACGCGCGGCGTGCAGCAGGGCATTAACAAGGCGGGCGACCTCTTCGACACGTATAACGAATACGGCACACAATTCCGTCAGCTCGGGCTCGACGGCGCAACCTCGATGGGCCTGATGAATCAGGCGATCCGCGCGGGCGCGCGCGACGCCGACACGGCCGCCGACGCCCTGAAAGAGTTCGCTATCCGGGCGATCGACGGCTCGGCGACCTCGAAGGCGGGATACGACGCGCTCGGCCTCTCCGCGAAGGACATGACGGCGCAGATCGCGAAGGGCGGCGACTCGGCCGCCGCGGGCCTCGGGACCGTGCTCGAAAAGCTGAAAGCGATCAAGGATCCGGTCAAGCGCAACGCTGCGGCGGTCGCCCTGTTCGGCACGAAGGCCGAAGACCTCGGGCAGGCCCTCTACGCGATGGATCCGTCGACCGCGGTAGCGGGCCTCGGGAAGGTCGCAGGGGCCGCCGACGCGGCCGGCAAGACCCTCGAAGAGTCCGCGGGGGCGAAGCTCGAAAAGTTCAAGCGCACCGCGCAAGCGGCCCTCGTCGAGCAGCTCGCGAAGGCCGTGCCCTACATCGAGGCGACCTTCGGATGGTTGTCGAAAAACTCGTCGTGGGTCACGCCGCTCGCGGTCGGCCTCGGCCTGCTCGCCGCCGCCCTCGGCATCGTCGTGGCGGTTACGTGGGCATGGAATGCGGCTCTAGCCGTCAACCCGGTCACGTGGATCGTGCTCGGCATCGTTGCCCTGATCGCCGTCATCGTGCTCGTGGCGACGAAAACGAAATTCTTCCAAACCATTTGGGGCGCGGTTTGGGGATTCATGAAAGGCGTAGGCGCCTGGTTCGCCGGCCCGTTCGCCGGTTTCTTCGTGATGCTCTGGCAGAAAATCGTCGGCTTCGCAAAGGGTGTTTGGAACGCGATTAAGCTGTACTTCGGTTTCTGGTACGGCGTATTCAACAAAATCAAGTCGTGGGCAGGCGCCGTGGTCGATTGGGTGCGTAGCAAGTTCTCTTCGTTCGTCTCGTTCATTACCGGCATCCCGGGCAAGATTTCCGCGAAGCTGCGCTCGATGTGGGACGGATTGAAGGCTGGTTTCCGTGTCGCGATTAACTACGTCATCGGCAAGTGGAATAGCTTGCAATTCACCATCCCGTCATTCTCGATTCTCGGCAAGAGCTTCGGCGGCGGCACGATCGGCGTCCCGAAGATCCCGCAGCTAGCGGACGGCGGGATCGTCAAGGCGTCGCCCGGCGGCACGCTGGTCAACGTCGGTGAGGGCGGCGAAGACGAGGCGGTCGTGCCGCTCGGGCGCGGTTCGACCAACGTCGCCCGCGGCGAGGCCCCGCAGGTGACGTTGGTCATCGAGGGCGCTGAAACCGAGTTCCGGCGATGGCTGAACAAGTCGATTCGGGTCAAGGGGCCGCTCGGCGGGACGGCGGCGGCAAGTGCCTGACATCCGGGTCGATATCGCCCCCGACGCCGACCCGGACGGGTCGCCGACGTTTTGGCAGTGGCTCGACATCTCCGGCTACCGGCGGCAGTCTGCCGACGTCGAGCTGAACCAGGGCCGTGACGACGAGGCGAGCACGGTTGAGGCGGCCGACTCGACCGTCGTCTTCGACCTGCGCGATGGCCTGCTCGCTGCCCGTAACCCGACGAGCGAGCTCTACGGGCGGATCGGCGTCAACACTCCTGTGCGCTACCGCATCCCGCTCGCTCAGGACGACTTCGGCCGGACGGTCGTCGGGTCGTGGGGAACGGCTGACAGCGGGCAAGTCTGGTCGGCGGGCGCCTCGTTCAACGCGGTCAACAGCGGCTCGGGCAAGGTCGCTCTCGCCGCCGCGAACACCGCGACGTCGGCCGAGCTGCTCGGCGTCGCCTCGCTCGACATGGAAGTGCTCTACTCGATCAGCATCAACGCCGTCACGACAGGCGCCCCGTGGATCTCTGCCGTGCAGCTTCGGATGGTTGACGATGACAACCAATACCGAGTGCACACCGAGCTCAAGCCCTCCGGCGTGATCACGCAGAAAGTGACGCGCGTGCTCGACGGGGTCGTTGCCGACCTCGCCGAAGACCTGACCGTGACCGGCACGTATACCGCGGGCGGCAAGGTGTGGACCCGCGCGCACGCGATCGGCGGTTTCATCCGCTGCAAGGCTTGGGTCGGTACCCTCAACGACGAGCCCGCCGACTGGAACGTCGTCACGAGTGCCGTCACGGTCGAGGGCGGCAAGTTTGGTTTCTATCAGTGGCGCTTCGTCGGCAATACCAACGTCGGCACGCTCACGGTCTCGATCGACGACCTCGTCGTCGACGCGGTCTTGTGGAACGGGCAGGTTCCCGAGTGGTCGCCACGATGGGACAAGAGCGGCAACGATTCGACGCTAACTATCACTCCGGGCGGCCCGCTGCGGCGCCTGATTCAGGGCGAGGATCCGATCGAATCGCCGCTCAAGCGGCAGCTCGCGCGGTACGCCCCCGGCGGTTACTGGCCACTCGAAGATGAGTCGGGGGCCGTCGACGCGGGCTCGGGCATCGCGGGCGGACGGGCGGCCCGGGCGATCGACGTCACCTTCGGCGAGGAAGACTGCCCGCCGGGCGCCGCCTCATCGATGAAATTCAATAGCACGTCGTCGCAGCTTCGCGGGTACACGACCGGCGACACGACGAACCAATTCGCGGCGATGATCTTCTATAAGCTCGCCGGCACGCCCGCGGCCGAGTCCCTGCTCGTCGAGTGGCAGAGCTCGACCGGCACCCTGCGCACGTGGCGGGTCTTCGTCGACGCGACCGGCTACGTGCTGCGGGTCTACGACTCCGACGGCAACCTCGACCACACGAACACGGTCACGTACGGCAGCGGGGCCGGCCCGACGCAATGGATCGCGATTCAGCTTGAAACGACGCAGAGCGGGGCGAACACGAATTACGCCCTGATCTGGCACGCGATCAGCTCGGCCACGTTCTACGCGATGACCGGCACCATCAACACGAACACGACCGGGCGCCTCGGCGGTTTCCGCATGGTCGGATCGACCGCCCTGGTCGACGCTCACTTCTGCCACATCTTCGAGGGCGCCGAAACGCTGCCCTTCGTTGACAGCGGCTTTCACCAGGTCGCGAACGGCTACGCGGGCGAGACCGCGCGCGACCGCCTCAACCGATTGATGGCCGAACAGGGCCTCACGATCGGCATCCCGAGCGCGACAAACGAGACGCTCGGCCGGCAGACGTCGATGAAATTCCCCGAGCTGATCCGCGAGTGCGAGGCGGCCGACGGGGGCGTGCTCATCGAGCGCGGGCCTGCCTTCGTCTACATCCCGCGGGTCTTCGCGTACAACCCGGTCGTGCGCATGGCGCTCGACTGGTCGGGCGGCGACCTCGCCGAGGCCCCCGCGCCGACCGACGACGATCAGCGGCTCTTCACGCGCTGGAAGGTCAAGCGGCGGTTTGGCTCGGAAGCGACCTACGTCAACGAAGAGGCGAAGGCGCGGCACGGGCAGATCACGACGTCGAAAGAGATCAACATCGACGACGACGCGCGCCTCGACTGGCATGCCGCTTGGGCGACCGCGCTGACGACCGTCGATGATCTGCGATGGCCCGTGATCGAGCTCGACCTCGTCGCGCACCCTGAGCTGATTGGCGACTTCCTCACGTGCCGCATCGGCTCGCGGATCACGGTCGCCAACCCGAAGGCGCAGATCCCGGGCGTGACTATCGACTTGATCATCGAGGGCATCAAACAGAAGATCGGCCGGAACGTGTGGCGGGTCACCCTCGCCTGCTCGCCGGCAAAAATCTGGACACAGATCGCGCAGTGGTCGACGCCCGGGAAGTTGTGGGGCAGCAAGACGACGACCCTCGCCGAAGACATCGACCTGACCGAAACCGGCTGGAACATCACGACGAGCTCGAAGTACGAGACGTGGTCGACGACCGCGAGCGGCTATCAGTGGGAGCTCGACGGCGAGGTCGTCACCGTGACCGCCATGACGGCCGCTGCGGGCTCGGGGCCGTACACGCAGACGGCGACCGTCATCCGGGGCGTCAACGGCGTTACCGTGGCTCACAGCAACGGCGCGGCGGTGCGCATGGCGGCGCCCGCCCGCTACGGCCTCTGATCTAGGGAGAGATCACGAATGGTAGGCGTACCGGGCGAAGAGGTTGCCCCGAGCGATTTCGTCAACATGATCGTCGAGACGATCGAGTTTGACCCGCCGGAAAGCACTGCCGGCAAGGCGATTCAGTTCAATCACGCGTATGCCCTCTACGTCGACAACACGGGCTCGGGTGGCGCCTCAACCCGTATGTGGATCGACGGCCCGGACGATGGCGAGTTCGTCGTCGGCCCCCGTGCCGGCGGCAACAACTTCGCGCAGATCAGGTTCCGGCATGACAAGGTGTCCGGCGTCGCGGGTGTCGTGCTGCGGCAGGATTCCGGGGGCGTGCTCTACCTCACCTCGTCGAGCCGGCGGTACAAGCGCGAGATCATCGACCACTCGATCGACCTCGACGCCCTGCGGCGCCTGCGGGTCGTCAGCTTCAAAGACCGCACGCAGATCGAAGACGAGGCGAAGCGGCTCGCCGTCGAGGCCCGTGGCGAGGGCGCCGAGGTGACCGACGGCGAGACCGAGCGGGCGACCGCCGAGGCCGAGCGGTACGTCGGCGTGATCGCCGAAGAGGTCGCCGAGCTCGGCCTTACCGAGCTGCTCACGTACGAAGACGACCCGGACCGACCGGGGGAACGGCGCCCGGGCGGTTTCCGGTACGAGCTCGTCGCCCTCGGCGCCTTGCAGATCATCGCCGAACAGGAAGCGCGCATGCGTACCCTCGAAGAGCGGCTCGAAGCGCTCGAACGGCGGGCGCACGGCGCCGAGCAGGCAAACGGGAGAGGGTAGGCATGGGGAGACTGACATGGCTCGCTGACGACCTGCGCAAAGCGGGCGTCAAGGTGGTCGAGGTGAACGGCTGGAAGACCCGCGGATCCGAGACGTTCAACCCGGTCGGCGTGACGTGGCACGCGACCGCCGGAAGCCGCAAGGCGACCGCGCAGGGTGAGGTGAACGTGATCCTGAACGGGTCGAATACCGCGCCGCCGCCTATCGCACAGATCATGCTCTGGCGCGATGGCACCGCGTACATTTGCGCGGCCGGCCGCTGCAATCACAATAAGGTCGGTTGGGCTGGCCCTAACAAGGGCCTCGGGAATACAAGCCTGCTCGGCATCGAGATGGCCAATTCCAACGATGGCGAGCCGTGGCCCGACGTGCAGCTCGAAGCGGCTCGCAAGATCACGGCCGCGATCTTCAAGCGCTTCGGCACCGACCCGCGCAAGCGGCTCGCGGCGCACTTCGAGCACCAACCGTACAAGGGCCGGCCGGCCGGCGAGACGAGCACGAAGAGCGACCCGTACGGGGTCAACATGACGGCCGCTCGCGCGGCGGTCTACGCGATCATGACCGGCAAGACGACAGGGGATGACGACATGGAAATCAGCGACCTCGACAAGGCCCTGCGCAACGGCAAGAGCTCCCTCGCGATCATCAGCAAGGCGATCCCGTGGCAGTACGTCGGCGGCGGCATTCCGGCCGGCATGAGCACGCTCAGCGTGCTGAACGCGATCCACTCGTACAGCAAGGCGACCGCCGCCCTCGTCAAGATCATCGCCGACCGCGACGAGGTCGACGAGGGCGTGCTCGGGCAGCAGATCGCCGCCGCCATGGCGCCCGCGGTCGTCAGCCTCGCCGTGCCGCAGATCGTCGCCCTGCTCGAAGAGAGCGGCGCGACGCAGCTCACGGCCGAGCAGATCCAAGACGCGGTCGTGGCGGGCGTGCGCGACGTGCTGCGCGAGGGTGTCGACGCCGACCCGGTCGGGTAATCTCCGACCCGCGTGAACAAGGCTCGCCTCTTGCCTTATGTTTTCCTTAAACGGCGGCCCGTGTCGTATCAGGCACGGGCCGCCGCTCATCTAATGAGAGGCGGTCGCGGTGCCGAATTGGGCGAAGGTCGTCACCCTGGTCATCGGCCTAGGTGGATATTCCGCGACCGTCATCGCGACCCTTTGGCAGGGGAAGATTCCGGATATTGGCACGCTCGGCATACCGGCCGCTCTGATCCTGGCGCTAGCGCCCCCGGTTAGGATCGGGCGACGGAGGGCAGTCGGAGCGGGAGCCCGACGCGGGGCGGCGGCCGACGACGAGGCGGCAGACGAGGGAGAGTCGGCATGATCGAAACAGGATGGATCGCCTCGGTTGGGCCGATAGTGCTCGGCGCGGGCGTCGGCCTGGTCATCCGGCGAGTCATCGCCGTGAACGATCGCCGTCGCGCCGACGCGGGTGACCCTCCGGCCCCCGCGCCACCCCCGGCGGCCGGCAACCCGCGGACGGCGACGACCCTGCGGCGTGCCGTGCCGGCCGGCGGCCCGCAGTGAGCCCGCACACGAAGCCCGCGCCCCGCGGCTTCCGATGGGCCGATCAGCCGATCGGCCGCGCCATCGTCACGGTCTTCGCGATCGTCTCGCTTGCGCTGTCCCTGTACGTCGGGTACCGGTACGTCGGCCTCATCGACTGCCTGCGCGACCGCGCGGTCGCCGACGGAGTGCGGACGAAGGCCATCGCCGACGCGACCGACCTCGAACGGCGGGCCGACCTCGCCCTGCTCTCGTCGCCCGGGCGGCCCGAGGGGCGGTCGCGCGCCGAGCTGCTCGCCGAGGCGATCAGCGCCCGGCAGCACACTGACCGCGTGCGGGCCGCGAATCCGGCGCCCGCGGCGGCCGAGGCGAGCTGCCACTAACCGGCGTACGCTGCGGGTATGAAGACTTTCGGGCGTAATTTCTGGCGGCAGGCTTTCGAGCGGGCCGTGAAGACCGCCGCGCAGGCGGGCCTACTCGCGGTCGGCGCCGACGCGGCGAACAAGCTGCCGAGCCTCGCGCACAACCCGGGCGTGCTCGTCTCGGCGCTCGCGGGCGGCGCGCTGGTCTCGCTGCTGACGTCGCTCGCCACGGCGGGGGTGGGTCAGAAGGACGACCCGTCCGCCGTGGCGAAGACGACGCCCTAGCTCTGCGTGAAGGGGTTCCACGGGGCAGCGTCGGGCGACTCGGTCATCGGCCCGGGTGACGCGACTGCCGCGGGCGCCTCGGTCACGATCGGCCCGGGCACCGACCCGACGACGACCTCGCCGGCCGGCGGCGCGTAGGCGAGCTGCACGGGCGCCGCGCCCTGCTGCTGCGACTCGACCTCGGCGCGGTGCGCCGCGTCGCGGAAGCCGAGGCCCTGCGCCTCTTTGTCGGCCGCGATCTGCGCCTTCGTCCGGCGGGGCCGGCGAGTCTTGCCCTCGTCGGCGTCGGCCGGCTGCCCGCTGCTCTGCGCCTCGGCGGCGGCACCCGCGGCACCCGCGGCGACCGCCGCGTCGAAGACCCGGTCGGCGACGACCGAGCTCGGCGGCGGGGCGGTCTCGCCCTGCGCTTCCGGGTCGGCACTGAGCACGTCGAGCAGGGCGCCCGGCACGATCCGGCCGACCATGACGGCCGAGCCCGCGAGCTCGAAGAGCGTCTCGTCTTCGGTCGTGCCCTCGCGGAGCACGATCACGCGATAGCGATTCATGTTGGTCAATCTCTCCCATCACTGATGACGATCAGCGCGCCCGTTTGGGTCGTGGCGCGCACCTTACGGAGTCCCCTGATCTCGACGACCTGCGAGTCGTCGGCGAAGGCCCGGGCCGAGCCTTTCTGCTGCCCGCCGAGGGCGTCGAGCACTGCCCGCAGCAGCTTGTCGATATCCGGCGTGCCGAGCGGCTCTTCGGTGCCCTCGGCGCGGCACTGGTCCGGTCCGACGAAGAATGTGCAGGACTCGATGACGACGGGCGTGCCGGCCGCGAAGACCGGCAGCGTGCGCGGGTCGATCCCGCGGCGCGCGTATTCCTCATACGTCGCGATCTTGACCGCCTGTCGCCACGCGGGCAGGTAGGCCGATTGTTCGAGTAGCTGCCCCGCGCCGCCGAGCTGCTTAGAGCCCTGCGGCGCGGGGCGGCCGACCGCCGCGATGGTCAGATTCACGCGAGCGGGTGCGGGTACTGTCCGGCGGCGACGAGCTGCATGTACTGCCCCGCGAGCGCGAGCTCGGCGTCGGTGGCGGTCGTGATGTACCAGGGGTCGTTACGGGCCGGCCCGGTCTTGACCATCCGGCCGCACACCATCCCTGCCGGATGCCCCGGGCCGGCCGGCAGGAAGTCGCGAAGCTGCGAGATCACCCGCGACTGCGTGACCCAAAGGCCCTTACGCACGTACGGCAGCGGCGCCGATTCCGTGTCCGGCACGGGCGGGAACGCCGACGGGTCGCCGCCGAAGCGGATCGGCTGCATGCCGCCCTGACCGTCGTCGAGCACGACGAAGGTCGCCGTCACCTGCTCCTGTTCGAGGTCGCCCCGCTGCCGCTGCTCGGGCGTGATGAACTGCGGGTTGCGCGGCTTCCGCGTGATGCTGAGCGGGAAGACGAGCACGAGGCGGCCGTACATGTGCGGCAGCTTCGCCCCGCGCCCCTCGCCGACGATCGGCGCGGGGGCGCCGCGCAGCATCGACGGGTCGAGGGCCGGCGGCGGGGCGGCCGGAGCCTGCGCAGCGGGGGGCGCGTACGCCTGCTGAGCGGGCGCCTGCGGGGCGTACTGCTGCTGACCGTAGGCGGGCGCCGGGGGCGCCGACTGCTGCCCGTACGGATTGCCCCCGTACTGCGGCGGCGCCGGAGGGGCGTACGCCTGCTGCTGCGGCGCCGCGGGCGCCTGCGGCACGCCCTGACCGAACGGGTTGGGGGCCTGCTGCGGCGCCGCGGGCGCGGCCGGCTGCTGCGCGTACGGGTTGCCGACGGGCGCCTGCTGCGGCGCGGCGGCCGGCTGCTCGGCGGGCGGGGCGACCGCCTGCGCGAACGGGTTGGGGTTGGTCATGCTCTCTCCTGAGATCGAAGTCTGTGTGCCGCTGCACGGTGACTAGGTGGGGCCTCGGCGCGTACGGCTACGCCGAGGGTTGTTGCGGGAAACGCATCGCGGTGCACCGCGAGCCGTACCTGTTCGTCGGCGGGGCCGGAATCGAACCGACCCGCAGGCGCAAGAGGGGAAACCCGTCGGCAACCTGCGTACGCCCGGGCCTTGCGGCCGTTCGCGTCCCGCTGTCTTCGTCCCCCCGAAGCCCTTGCGGCTCGATTTCCGCATGAGCCCCGGGGGGAGTTCTTGCAGGTGAGGGGCCGTTTTTGCGGACCTCTCGCCTGTCAAGTCAACCCTAGCACGTACCTAGCAGATCGCCTAGCTGAGCGCGTAAGCGAATATGCAGTACGCCCCCGTGAGGGCGACCGCCGCGTACGCGTACTGCACGAACCAGGGCGCCGACCTCGCCGGCAGCAGGCCGACGACGAAGAAAGCGACCCCGGACATGGTCAGGAAGAGCGCGAGGAAGACGCAGATCACACGCGTCACGTCGTCGAGGGTCACGCGACCTGACCCGCCATCCAACCGCACGCGCACTTGCCGCTGCCGGTATGCAACGCGCGTTGCCCGCACTCGATCTGCCGCCGCCGGGCGTTGCCCGCCATCTCGACCGGTCCCGACCAGTGCACGCCGCGATCCTGCGCCATCTTCCAGAGGATCGCGAGGGCGTCGACCGTGCGCGCCTGCCAGATCGCCGCGATGAGCTGCTGCCGCGTCTCGGCGAGCTCGCTACGGTCGCCGACCTCGACAGGTAGCGGCGCCTCGGCCGCGGGCGGGGCCGGCACGGGCTGCCACGTGACGATC